CGTGTACTCTAAAGACTTGATACGATGCTTTAGGACGGTTGGGAAAAGTCGCTCTGGAACTCGGGCGTAACATCCCGTACACTGGTTTCCATCGCCAAAGCATTCACGTGTTGGTAGTGTAAAAGTCAATACACTTTTGTCAATCTTGTTATTACCTTTCTTGAAAAAGTTTTTCATTTTCATTTATCAGTCTCCTTTTTAGTTAATCTTTATGGAGGAGCAGAAAGGCTTCGCCATGCTTGGGCGCACTAAAGGAATCGAACCTTCTAAGTAGGACTTTTACCTACTTCCCCCAACCTGGAAAATGCGCCAATCTTTTAAAGTTTTGCTATCTTCACCACTTGAAGAACTTCCGCATGACAGATCACTTGCAGCTCTTCATGTAGCGCTTTATAATGCTTAGCATTGCATGGAAATGTGCAGTCATTCACCCAATCTGCTGAGCAATCGCCGTGTTGCCCAATATGCTCATAGCACGTGTACAGACCACGACCATTGTGTGAATCTAACAGCACTGCAACAATGTCCCCAGTGCCCTTTATGAGTCTATACGTTACTCTCCTTTTAATTATCTTTTGTTTTTCACAAAGGCAGCATAGTTCTATTTCAGTAGCACTTGGCGTGTCTATAAAATGTTTTAAAGGTATGTCCATCAAAGTCCCCCCTCTGCATAGTACCGTAACCAGTGGTGCTTAATTACGTAGCCGACATGCTTAGACCCATCAGGCGTATCTATATATAGCTTATCACAGTGCTTTGAGCCGATAATTTCCATCAGTTCTCTCCGGGTGTTGCAGCGGAAAACGCGATCGTACTGGTCTATGAATATCTTTTGCTGCTGCTTTATAGAAGCATTTTTAGGTGAGACTCTCATATTAAAAGCCCCCCTTAACAAAGCTCGCTGCGCTCTCTTTTGATTGCTTGCGGACGTTTCTCCCCCAAAATTCATGTGGATTCTGTAAAATTACAAGTGGATTCCATGTAATGTAAACCGATATCTTGCCAATGTGTACGTGGAATTGGAAAGTCCGGTGTATGTCAAAAGAAGAGCCAATACGCCTGTCTCTTTTACGATGCGCCACCGCTATCCGGAACTTATCTCTATAACCTGGAGACGTGGAGTATGTAGCAAACGTCCGCTGATCCCTCTGCGTGCCCCCATAGATTGGAAACGATGGCAGCATGCATACTACTATGATGATTCTCTGCACGTTGTGCAGTGTCTCTACCACCGGTTGTAAGCTCTTCAGCCGTCCTTGTATATAGCTTGCATAGCACATACTGCCAATCGTCAACATCGCTGCACCGACAACTATTATCTCTTTTACTTCATTACTATACATGGTTTCTCCCTTGATTTTTACGTTATGAAAAATAGCGGAGCGTGTAGAGTCGAACTACAGCACAGACCATCTTTTGACAGCCCGTACAATCCCATCACTCCTAAAGCCTCTTATGAGGCGTATTTGAGACTTATTAAATTCACATCTTTAAGACCAAGTTTCTCCATAAGGAAAGAGGTGTCCGGCATATCGTAAATCTGCACAGCAACTTCTTTTAGTACTGGCATCAGTTTGGCTATACTGTCAGCTAAACATGCAACATGGTTATCTTTATCAGACAGTAGCCGTTCATACGTTTGAATCCCTTTGTCTAATCCAAAGAAGTATGAATGGTTTTTTTCTTGGAATAACTGCATGGAGAATCTATTCTCTGTACCTTCAGTCTCAAGATTGAGTTCTATCTTGATACGTCTGCAGCCATTAGATGTGTAATTATTCTCTTTAGGTTCAATGCTTAACGTGTAGCACGATGCATGTTCCCGTATCTTATAGTAGAAATAGTAGTCTTGTAGTGTTTTGGCGAGATGTGTCTCTATTCTTTTAGTGACTATCTTACCTTCAAAATTCTTCAATTCGTTTGTAACATACGTCACGATTAAGCGGATCTCTTTGAAGAGTTTAAGCTGATGCTCATACTTCTCCCGTATGCATGAAATGTAGTCTGCTTTATTTTCCATTTCTTGGTAAAATTATGACCGTGAGTAAAGATGAAACTGATAACAGTGATACGGTGGCTAAAAAGTAGCCTATCTCACTACCCATCTGGTTGTAAAACCACGTATAGTATGCACTTGCGGCTACATAGATACCACTAAGCAATACTATACTCAACAGCACCAATAATGTGAATGCAATATATCTCATTTTGTGATGTTCCTTATGTATTTTGAGAATTGCACAAAAGCATGCTCGAACGCCTTCTCCCCACGACCATGATAATACCGCTCAATTACGTTACCATTAAGCCGGTAGGTGCAGAGGAAACCATAGTCCCGTTCTACAACTGTAATACCCATAATATTATACCTCACTTTTCTTTTGCGTTAATAAACTTATCTTGTTTTGTAGTCGTGGCGTATAGAGTCGAACTATAATGAGATGGTACATAGCATCATCTCAGGCAGCCGTTGCCACCACGATTTCTACAGTTAACTACCTTACTAATGAATCTTAATTCATTCCAACCCAATTGGAATGTAAGGAATAGTGCTGTCAGATTGTCAAAGTACTATATTACCGTCTCTTAGTTAACTTCTAAGAGCGCTTTAAATATGCGTCACCACCTTCCCATATTCCACAACTACTGCAACACTACAAAGTCGGTGGCACTTGCCCTTTCAAATTGTTTTTCGCCTTTTCTTCAGTTCCTCATCAAGTTACAAACAGTTTTTCTCAATTCAAAACTTTTTCTTTTCCTGTCTCCTGTTATTCGTGTAGTCCTTATCAATGTGCAAAACAGTTTGAACTTTTCCAAGATATTTTTAAAGATTCTCTAATAACTTTCAAAGTTTCGCTATTCCATTGGTTTGCAATAACTCCTTTTACTCATTAACGATAAGTGTTTAAGACTTGTGTCGTTCAGCCTGTTTCAAAACATTTAAAGAACTATTTGAATAAAGGTATGGAAAGATTTAAACATTACCAAAATATATTTTCATCCTTTTGGTTTTGTTTATCAATAATGTTAAAGAGCTGTTCCCATTTCATTCAATATAGTCAAGCTGAACAAATAAACAAAAGAATAATTCATCAAATAAAGATTTTTCACTCCTTCATATATATATATATAGTAATAGTACAGCCCAACGTCCGGAGTGTCCATTAATATAGGGGATCAAAAAGGACTCAGCATGTTTACCAAGAGGAGCCTAAAGGGAGTTCAAAGGGAGCCTAAAGGGAGTTCAAAGGGAGTCCATAGCTTTAATTAGACTTAGTACAAAAAAACAAATATATGAGAAGACACAAACAAGGACAACTTCAGTCCCCTACTCCTTTAACACTTCCTTCAAACTCCCTTTATGTTTCCTTCAAACTCCCACCAGAATTCCTTAATTAATTCATAGCGTATTCCTGCCGTAGTTGTATTAATAAAGTAATCCGGATGGAATTTTGAAGGGATTTCAGAGGGGGCATGGGGGAATGTCACTGTTTCTTTACGTAGGTTGCCCTTTAAAATTTTTGTAATATTTTTTGAAAAACCCCTTTAGCTCCCACTGTGTTTCCTTTCGGCATCCTTCCGGCGTCCTTTCAGCTTCCCTTCAGTACCGCACAAAATCACTGTGCCACGATTTACCTTCATGGACATTCAAAGTACCGTCAACGCATATCCGAGTAACCCCAGAGTTTACATCCATGATTTTCTGAAGTTCCTTTTCGAGGAGGTCTTGCTTCTTCTTATCAGTTTCCTTCTGAGCATCAATGTTAAGGATATCAGTCCAGTACTTTACAGCGATAGCAAGCACATCAATTCTATCATCATGGGCAAGGCAAGCTTTATCTTTGGATAGCCTTGTCATTTGGTAGAATAACATGTATTGTAAAGCCTTCTCAGGGGGTAGGTGAGCAACGCTATTGTAGTCGTCAACGATTACTTTAGGGTCTATGACAAGCCTATGCTGAGACATAACTGGTTCAAGTGTATCAAGTATTCGTATCTCCTTTTGAGTTGAGTGACGAACTTCTTCAATGGTGCATGGGTGGTGTTTAAGGAGGATTGGTTCAAACAGTGCCTTATACATTCCATCACCAAAGTTACTTTCGACAACCACATAGTTCACCTTAAACTCCTTTGCGATCATTGCAAGGGTAGTTAAGGCATCCTCACTGTAGCCTGTTCCTTGAATACCACCAAGTTTTAAAAGGTGAAGGAAACCATTATGGATTGCGACAACTGCATAGCCGGTTTCATCCTGACCCCTACCACTTGGATCAATTGCCATGACGATCCCATCATAATTACTTCTGCCTATGGTTTCTTCTGGTGCGTAGAATTTGTCACCAGCAAGACCAACGTTAGGAAGTTCAAGGATTGGCTTGAAGATTCCATAGATGTACCTATCAGGAGCCGTTTCACGGTCGCATGAAGCTACGATAAGGTCAGAGAGTCGGAGTGGGTAACGCTCAGCATCATACAAAGCTGTGCGGAGAAGGAACTGAAGGGCAAAGCCTGCTGCTCCATAATCAAGCCGACGAACAGCAAGGTCATCATCATCGAATCTTTTAGGATCCGTAGAGTGTCCTTCAAGCTCTTTGTTAGCTCTCACTTTGTCTTCTATCATTGGTGCAATATGTTCTATTTCACCTTTATCAAGCTCCTCTATTTTAGGGTATGTAGCTGGCCAAATTCTAATGGCATAGCCACGTGGAATCAGAATATTGTAGAGAGACATTTCAGTCTGAGGAGTTCCAAGGTAGAGGATGCGCCCTCCTGGTTTTAACACAGAGGCAAACTCCTTTACGGACTCCCTTAGCTTCTCTCTCATGGGCTGTGTCATCGAGTTATTAGGAACTTCAACGTCATCAGCGATAATGACATCAGCACGGGAACCCGTTAGCTGTCCATTGATACCCACTGATTTCACTGAAGGACTTCCAGAGGCTTTCGCCCCAGCAACGTCAAAGGCCACACTGCTCCATCGCTGATCGTTACGTGCCTTCATGTCTTTACATATTTCAATCTCAGTAATGATTCTGTGTGCAAATATACTGAAATCATCAGCCCGCTGCTTTGAAGCTGAGACCACCATTATTTTTGTGTCAGGGTTAAGCCTCAGCCTCCAAACAGCATAAGCGACAGCGATATAACTCTTCCCGACTCCTCTAAAGGCCTCTATGATGGCCCTGTCGGGGCATGTCTGCATGTAATGTGCAATATCATATTGGACGTGGGTAGGGTCGGGAAGGTTAAGATGCTTCCAAATGATGTACATGAAGTTACGAAAGTCAGCAAGATTCTTAACTTCGTTGCTCATACCTATGGTACTAATAGTACTACATCAGGAGTTAGAAGTTGGCTCTGTACTGCTGTTGGTTCTGCCGTTCCTAAATTTGTATTAGGAGTTGAGCATGATGTCGTACCACCACTCCAAAAGTCTATACGGTTAATAATACGCTCATTTGATTCTGAGGATGAGTTTGCTCTCCTGTAACATAATGCCACTTCAGATGTTGACAGAGCAATAAGTTTAAACATATCCTGATCGGTACCAATAGAAATAGGGACGTTTGATGCACCGTGTGTCTGAGAAAAACACCGACCAGCTAATGGTGTATATGTACCAGCGGTCGCACCATAAGATCCAGTGAGTACTAACTCATGTGATACATTACCACGTCCTAACACAAACACACGACATGTGAATGAAGCATACGCTGTTGCGTTAAAGATGAATGAGGCAATTTTATACCAGTTTGAGGCCGTGCCAACACCCATACCACCACATGGAGTAGTAATCGTATTTATGATAGGGGTTGAGATTGTAATACCTACATCACCAGAACCAACAAGTGATGCCCCATTGACTGTTTTTATGTTCGTACCACTAACTAACGTCGCTTGTTTTGTGTCAGTCACAAGTTTAACAGCATTACATGATGGATAGTCGGTTATTGATACACTTATTGCTTGTACTTTTTTAGCGACATTTTCCGCTGTATATCCTATATTACTTTGTAGTCTTCCCCAGTTTCCAGCGGTTTGAGCTGGGGTATCTTGCAGCGCTATTAAGCTATCACCCGCATTGAACGGTTCTGTACCAATCGTACAGTTTGTAGAAATAATCCACATATCGCCTTTTACAACAGCACCACTGACACCAGAACCACCTGTAGTTGGATATGCAGTTCCTGTGTGGAATCCCCTGAAGTCAATCAAGCCAGCAACTTTAGAGTCCACATAAGCTCGTATGGCATTCACGCTTGGGTACTTGGTAGTGCTTGCGGTATCTGTCGCTATATTATTACTAAGATTAGCGATAGTTTGGTATCCAGTGAGAATTTGATCTCCTGTATTATTGCCGCCAACACTACACGTACCGTTAATGGTCAGTGCAGATGTTGATGTTGTGACCACGGACGCTGCCGGATCAATGAGTACAATTTTCTTTGTTACAGCCATGTTATTTTTTATTTAGGTGTTGTTAAATTACCCGTGCCATTGTAGATACAGGTCGTATCCGTTAAAAATAAACTTTGCCTCAGTACACACTAATGTTGTGCATTGTATCGGGTCAGTCTCAAATAAAGGTGGAACCCATTGAGCACCTCCGTCATCTCCCATTCGGAGGACATCTCCTTGGTCTCCACGATCCGACTTCGGCGAGAGTTGAATGCTACTTTTTAGCGCATTTTTTGCGTCTTTAATTCCTTGGTGATCCGTAAAAACACCGGCAGTTTTTATTTGATATTCCATTGACTATTCACTTACTTGGAATGGGAGATTCTTTAAAATGTTCCCCATAGGACTCTCTGCTGTTACCACACCAAGCCTTGCACCATTGTCAGCGAGGAATTTAGAGACTGCTGCGATCATTTGAGGGGAGAGATTCTCAGCATCCTGGACTATCCGCAACAATTGGTCAGTCAACACCTGATGGATTTCATCAAGAGTGGCCCTCCTGACCTCGTGGCTGCAAATTATTTGTGGATTAGTGTATTGAGACACTATCTCCTCAGAAGCCGCGCTAACGGCCTCTGTGAGCATACTGTCAACTTTTGCTTTTTCTGCTTTCTTCATAAGAATATTTGTCCAAACTCCTGCTCCCTTGCTTTCTGTTTTCCTGACACATTATATCCTCTTTGTCGGTGGATAGCATTGTGCTCGGCAACCGAGATAAGTTTGAGATTCAGAGGTGAGGTATTGAGGGGATTCATGTCTCGGTGATGAACAACCATACCAGATGGGATCTCACCAAAGTGTCGCCGATAGACATTTCTGGTGACTTTAGAGGACACACGGGCGTACTTGTTAATCATGTTGCAGCTATTTCATTGTATTCACCAATTTGATAGACCATCGCTTCACGTTTTCGTCTGCGGTACAGTCCTTCCGAATGTTGCAGCTTTCCGAATTTATCACGCATGTTTCCCCACATAAGAAACTCGGATGCTGCTTCAGTCCATGCTCTCCACTTATGCTTTTTAAGGAGAGTTGACTTTGACAAGGCACCCATACCCATGTTGTAGCCAAAGGAAAGCATTGCATCAAACTGGTATTGTTTGGTCACTGAGTCCTTTAGTATTTCATTAAGCTGTGCTACACGGGGTTTAAGGGATTCTAAGAAGAGCTTGTCAGCCTCCACCTGTGTAATTGAGTCCCCTTTCTTTACAGGAACGCCATTCATTTCAGTGTTGCCGTAACCAATCGTCCAGATTTTAGCTGGACACTGGTAGGCTTTCAGTTTACATCCTTCAAATTCCTGGATGAATTTTATACCTTTCTTTGAGATTTCCATAAGGGTCATTTAAATATCGATACGCCAAGCTCTTCAGCATGTTCTTCAAGCCATTCAATTTCATAATCAAACCAGGCACCTTCTGCCTTCAGATACTCAACATCGTTTTGTGTTACGACGTTAATAAAATGGTAGGCAAAGTGATACGCAGCCTCCTCTTTCAAAGAGGCGGTAGGGATTATAATGAGGGCATAAGAGGATTCTGTAGAACCCGTTAAAGGTGGATAAGGTGGTGGTGGTGGTTCGATAACTTCCGGTTCGACAACTTCCGGTTCGGCATATTCTTCTGGGAACAAAATTTCATCAGGTTCCATTATTGTAATAGTTTAGTGGTTTCTGTTGGTAGTGCCAGTGGTTCAATTCCAGAGCTTAGAACTGCCGTTGCCACCTGTTTGTAATCAATAAGTGCCATATTGGATGCTGCGGGGAACAGTTGGTTTACTGCTGCGGCACTCATGGGATTTGAAAGAGCATTCAGCAGTTTAGCTGGAGATGGTCGCCCATTCGCCAGCATCTCAGCATTTATCTCATTGATGACCGTGACTGTGAACTCCAGTGCAGCGTTCGCCTCAAACATCTGGTCGTCTGTGTACCCTGGAATCCTGGTCGGTTCACACTCCAGATACACCTCAGCGATAAGGTTGTGGAGCAACTCCAGCTCACCATTGTTGAGGCTGATGGCATGCTGAAAGTCATCTGTGGTTGACTCCAACTCAATGATTTCAGCCTCCAGCTCTAAACACTCATGCTCAGGCATATTGCCCTCTTTACCCCATTTGAGCTTAGAGAGCTTTGCCTGATGTTTCAAGGATGATACCTGCTCCAGTGCTGCAGCTCTTTTGCGTGACTCAAGGAATCCCTTTAGAGTCTGGAGCTTTGCCCATGGAGTTAATCCCTGTACCTGATACCTGTAGTTAAATTCTGAATTATAAACTTGAGCCATGTGTTGATTTATTAACT